GTCTAATAGGACCAAATTTGGCCCTCGCTCAATAGCAGTACCTTGGACCTTAAGAAAAGATAGTGTTATGCAGTACTATAATGATAAACCAGTACAAGTCAAAGCATTAACACCAGGTAATAATACATTTAGGCCATTATCAATAACTAATGCTATTTCATATCTTAAACCAAATACCAATTCTGGACTTCCTTTCTTGAGCAAGAAGAAGAGTGTCTTCAGCATTGTAAGTGAAAACTTTTCGTATTATCTAGATAAAGAATTTCCAGCAGTACTTTTCACTAGGACACAAGAGGCTTCTAAAACTAGGAACGTTTGGGGTTATCCAATTGCTGACACGATCCAAGAAATGAGGTTTTATCGTATTGTTCTTGAATATCAGAGTAAAGTACCATGGAGAGCAGCACTAGTAGGACCAACAGCAGTAGATTTAGCAGTGACAAAGCTAATGAATTATGCCCGCGAAAATAATCTTACACTAGTTAGTATAGATTTCTCGCTTTATGACGCCAGTTGTGTAAAAGATCTAATTACTAGTTCATTCGTCTATATGAAATCATTGTTCCAAACTGCGTGGCACAAAGAATTAGACAAAATATCTGAAAGAATGTACAGTATAGGTTTAGTAACACCCGATGGAGTACTGAGTGGTAATCATGGAATACCTTCCGGATCTACATTCACTAATGAGTGTGATTCAATCATTCAATATCAAATTTCACAAGAATATTATGAAAATCTTAAAGACTTTCAAATTCAAGGAGATGATGGAATCTATGCGGTTAGGAACCCTGATTCTTTCCTTGATCACTTTAAGGCGTATGGTTTATCTGTTAATAAAGATAAAAGTTATACTTCAAATAATTTCTGTACTTACCTGCAGCTACTGTACGATGAGGAATACAGAGGAGATGATGGCATCATTCATGGAATTTATCCTACGTACCGAGCTTTACTACGGATTTGTTACCAGGAGCGTTTTACCGATTTTAAGAAAGATGGGATTTCAGGCTAGGACTATTATGCGATTCGCACGTTGTCTATTCTGGAAAATTGTAAACACCACCCTCTCTTTTATAAATTATGTGATTATGTTATTACTTTAGATAAATATAGTCTCATTCCAAGCGATGAAGGTGTTAGCGCGTTCGTT